AACGTGATCACGACGATGTGGTCGTTCTTGATGTCAATACGGCGGCAAGTGTCTTCTGCGGCGGTCAAACAGGGTGGCAACACGATGTCCTTGGTCACGCGTTCACAGTCGCGAACCGTGTCACATAACGGGCGATGGGAACGGAGCCGTTTTTCGCATTTACGGCACCGACAGGGTTCCCGGACGCACTCGTCTTTATGACGACGGCGACACACGTCACAATCACAGTGTGTCATGTCGGCTATATAATTTACGTCTGAATAAAGTTCAACTACCCATGTTTAAGGCCTTTGTAACCTTACACTGTGAAGTACTGGAAAACACATAGAAGATTAGTAAGGTGGTTGCAATAATAATGGAGAATATACTGCAATACTATAACAATTATCGTAAATTACATTATGACGATAATGTAGGTATCGCTGCAGAAGAAGAGCGACGCAAACATGAACAACAAGAATTCAACCGTCAAATGGAGATGGTGAGAGATGTCCAAAAAACCGTCAAATACCAACAATTGGAGAGGGAGAAGCAGGACCTGGAGGAAGAAATAGAACTATTGGATTACATGCTATCGGACGATGACAATACATGGTATGGCATAATCCGTCCGTTTTATTCCGCACTGAAAGCAATCCGAAACGCACAACTTGATTTACTACGCGCAAAAGACGTGGATTTTGAACTTTTGGAAAAGAAACTGGTCAACGTTTCCATGCTGGTGTTGTGATCTTGTCGGTTCATAATACGTCTATTCTGTTGTACATGGGGCCATATCGTCGCAATGCACCACCTGTTTTGTATGGCGTCTTCTCAGAAAATGCGGTATAAATGGATGGTAGACCGACGGTTTGACAATAGTAATATTACCTGATGGGTCTGTGGTGTACCCGGGTCCATCCGTGTTCATCGTACCGTCTGGGTGCACTAAACGGAATTGTTTGTTGTATTTCATGACCGCGGTTTCTTTTCATAATAGTATAAAAAATAGCAAAAGGATCCGTTTATTTTGGCCTCCATGTTGGTGTATAACTCGCTTTCTAAAATTAGAAAGAAAAATCCACTTCTTCTTTGGTATTAGGATTGGATTATAGGATAGCGACAAAGTTCAGGGAGGTATCCATCTCTGATACGTTATCTATAGGGTGGGCCTCTTAATATCGGTTTTTATTTTTAAAGCGAGTTTTTAAAGCAACTCGCTCGCCGTTCGACAGAGCAAAATTTTAATATTTCAACATTCAACAAAAGGTTCCGTTTATTTTGGACTCCATATTGGTGTATAACTTGCTTTATAATTTTATAAAGCAAGTTTTTCATATTACGACTCATTTTATTTTGGCCTCCATATTGGTATATAAACTTGCTCCCGAATATTCGGGAGCAAGTTTACATTTTACGACTCATTTTATTTTGGCCTCCATATTGGTCTATAATTCGCTCTGCCCCCGGTTACCACTTGCTCTTTTTCACAGTGATTTCCGTGCCCTTTTTCTTGCCCATGGCGGGATTGAACTCCTCGTCGTCCTTGTCGCCCAGCTCGCGTGACAAATCCCAGAATTCTTTGGCGCCCAGACGGAAATCCGGGCGATTCTGGGCCTTGTACCAGAATATTTGTTCACTGATCTTGTTGCTCTTGACGTTGTTATTGAGCACCAGGCACTCGTAGTTCTCCGTGGTCTGGTCCATCACTTGGCAAAAGGACTCAAACGTCGGGAACATGGACGCATAGTTCTCATAGATGATTTTGCGGTTTTTCAAATAGTTCTCACGTAAAATGAACACATAATCTATATTTGTCCGCAAATTGGGTGGTATACCGAGCGGGTACTGCATGGTAATGATCAAAAGTACCTTCCAGTGACGTCCATTCATGAAGAGAAGTCGCATGAGTTTGTCGCGTGACCATGAAGCGTCGTAGAGGCAATCGTCCAGAATGACAAAGGTACGGGGGTCAATGGAGGATTTTTTGTATAGCTCAATTTCTTTGTTGACCTGTTTTAGGACGGCCCGTTGGCGACGTAAGATGTTCTCTATGAGCACCGTATTGTACTCGTCGTGGATGAACAGTTTAGGCACGTGAGCGGCATAGAAACCGTTGCCGGCTTCGGTTCCGGACATCACGGTCCCGATGGGAATGTCTTGGTGATGCCACAATAGATCACGTACCAAGAATGTTTTACCCGTGTCACGACGTCCAATGAGCACAATGACCGGCCCTTTGTTCTCGTCGGGCCGAAATGTGATCCAACGCATGTCAAATTTCTTCAATTGCAGTTCATTCGCCATGGCGAAGATTTGCAAAATGGGGTACCGTGGGCGTATACAATACTCCGATATTCAGCCTCGTATAATCAAGCGCAAAGCCTAGCTCGTTGAATCGTCACCATATTTGCGTACACCAAACCATCTAATTTTCATAAACGCAAGGTATAACAGGTCGGTCGGTTCATATATGTCTAAATCCATGTCCAAGGCTGGGAAGGAGCATCGTGCTGCTGGCGCCGCCGGCAGTCCGAATGACCATGCTTCCACCTCCCCTTACGCCTTGTATTATGCCAAACCGACCCCCATTCAATTGAGCGATTTTGCGTCCCCCGAACCCGCCGACGTTCCTCATCATTTAGGCGATTCCATTTCCCAATTGCAACTTTATGTGCCCCTGTATACTACCTTTTTTGAGCTCAATGCCGACAATTATAACCGTATTGGACTAAACCATCGCTACCACGCGAAAACTCAACATTCGGTGACCGATTCCCTTCAATCGTACCAAGAATGCCCCCAGGAAGTGTTTATCAAATTCTCCCCCCTCTTGGACCCGATCAAATACATGGTGGGCAAATACGCTACGAACGACCCCCGACTGAAAAACTTGCCTCAGTGGGGGTCCACGCGCGACGATTGCCACGAAAAAATCCTGAATCCGGCCAACGCCTCGTATGTGGACGCCTTTTTCTGTTACCTGTCCAGTGTGGTGAAAAACCACCATCATTTTGTCCATGCCATGGACTACTATGGGAGCTATCTGGGCATCCAACGCCGGTACAAAATGAACGTGGAAGAGGACTTGACCTATCTCACCAATTCCCCCTACTTCTTGGCCAATTTAGGCAAACTGATGGTTTTAGAAAACGCCCCCGACAACGCCGTGCCCTTTACCAACGCCTCGTCCCGGGCCGCGCGTACCAAACTGGAGATTTCTGACCAAGAATCCCCTTCACTCACCTTGGACAGCTTGGACGTGGTAGAGGTAGATATCGCGCCCCAGGAACCCCTCTCCACGAACCGGGGCGAACCGTCGGATTCCGCCGACCTGGATCTGGTCTATCACAAAGTGTCTTCGGAGGCCCTGGCGACGTCGGATACCGAGAGCGAGCACAGTGAGCACGAAGAAGACAGTGACACCGACACCGAAGAATATTACCAAGAAGGTCAAGACAGCACGGATGACGACCAAGAGGGCGAGGACCAAGACGAAGACGAGGACGAGGAGACCGAGGACGACGAGACCGAGGAGGAGGACGAGGACCAAGAAGCCATGGTCTATATTTACGACTTTCCAGTGCAACTGATTTTCCTAGAAAAGTGCGAGCATACCCTGGACCACTTGTTTGTCCAAGGCCTCTCCGACGACGAAGCCGCTTCTGCCCTTTTCCAGGTCGTGATGACTCTCTTGGTCTACCAAAAGATGTTCCGATTCACCCACAACGACCTGCATACCAACAACATCATGTATGTGAGCACCCCCGAAACCCACCTTACTTACCGGTACCAAGGGACGTACTGGCGAGTCCCCACCTACGGACGTATCTTTAAAATCATAGATTATGGCCGCAGCATTTACAAGTACCAAAAACGTATCTTTTGCAGTGACAGCTTTGATTCCGACGGCGACGCGGCCACTCAGTACAATTGTGAACCGTTCTTCAAAGCCTCCAAACCCCGTTTGGAACCCAGCCCCAGTTTTGATCTTTGCCGTCTGGGCTGCAGTATTTACGATTTCGTGTTTGACGACAATGACGTGGTCGCCAACGAGGCCATGACCAAGACCGAATTGCAACGCACCATTCAACGGTGGTGCACCGACGACCAAGGTCGCAATGTGCTGTACAAGAAACACGGTCAAGAGCGCTATCCGGGGTTCCGTCTCTACAAGATGATTGCCCGCACCGTCAAACAGCATACCCCCGAGGCGCAGTTGTCCGACCCCTGGTTCCAACGGTACCGGATAGACGAACCGCCGTCACCCAACGAGGCGGCGGTCATGGACGTGGACACGTATCCGACGTACATGTGAATGTAGATGTTATTTTTCATTTTTGGTTATGACTCCAAGAATGAAATGAATGATACCTACTAGTTGGAATCCGTCAAATGTTGTAAATAATTATGTATTACTTCACTAACTCCACCCCATGATTCTGTAAAATCATAAGAAATATATTCAATAGTACCATTTTCCCTCTTTCTTTCATGCCAACAAAAATATACAATTTTTATGTTGTTGTTCATTGGATAAATGAGTTCGTGTATTTTCAATAAATATTCTGTTGCATCTAATCCATATTCAACATCATCTAAATAATAGTTTGATTCAGGGTTTGCTGCATCAGCATATATAAATAATACATGTTCTCCGGATTTTATATCTGTTAACATTCGTTCTAACCGTCGTCGCAGCTTTGATTTGTAGTCATCATTGATTGTAAAATGTGTAATACCTAACCCACTATCTTTATTCATTTTACTTTCTGTAACATTATCAACAGATATATAATGCTCATTACCAAGATACCTATAATACGTGTATCCAGTAGTCATATATTCTAATGCTTGGTCAATTCCATCATTTATTAAAATAGATAATATGCTGTGGGTTGTTTTACTGGGAGTCCATAACCAATCAAATGGATAAGAGTATTCACGAAAATTTGCTCGTTTGATTCCTTCTGGGACAGAACATTGTAATCCTAACGGAATAATTTTCATTCTATGGTAAATGTGTATATTTATCGTCCTCGCTTCTTCATGGTCCGTCGGGCCTGACCGC